TACTATGAAGAAGAACTATATTGGAGAACCAATAAGCGAAGACTGGGCTGTCTCAGAAACTATGATGGTTTGGTTTTTTAATAAATATAAACAAGCAAAAGAGGAGGACTTACGATATGAAGAAGAACAATTCAGAGACTACTACCTTGCCAATGGACAACAAAGACACAGCTGGGATGCCGCCTTCCGGTTCTGGTGCAGGCTATCTTTCCGATTGGGTGGGAAAACACAGACACATAAAACCAATAGTAAACCAGCCAGAGTTTCTGCCAGTAATGATGAGTCAGTCAGAACTTATCTTGATAGATACAATAGCGAGAGCAACGTCAGAGCAATTGGATCAACTAAAAGGAAATCCTGAAGCTGATATTATAAAAGATAGACTTGCCAAAACTATACAAAATTTAGAAGTACAACTTGAACCTGCAAGTAATGAAACTATTGTAAAAAGTTTACAAGTATTAGGTAACACATTTCAAACAGAACTACCAAAAGAAGAAGGACTAAAATATTACATTGAAGCCATCAAAGATATACCTGCTATCTTATTAAAGGAAGCTATTGTAAAAGTAATGAAGACACACAAGTACAATACGTTTCCTTTACCTGCAACCATACGAGAATCTGTTGACAACAAGTTTAATTTCTGTCAAAGTTTTTATAGCTGGTGCAAGATGGCATGGTGCAATCTTTCTAAAGCTATATCGTAGTCTTAGTTCATTCTTCTAAAAGCCAGTATGACATTATGTTTGCTGGCTTTTTTTATGCTTGATTGCAATGCAGAAATGCATTATAATAATTATAACAATAAAGGAGAATGATTATGGGCAGATATTATCATGGAGATATAGAAGGTAAATTTTGGTTTGGTGTTCAACCAAGTGACGATCCAAAATTCTTTGGAGCACAAGAAGAAGAACCAGATTTTATTAGTTATTATACTGAAGATTTAGAAGCAATAGCATCTGGTATAGATACTTGCAAGAAACATCTTGGAAAATATTATAAAGATATAGATAAATTTTATACTGAAATAATATGCGATCCAAATTTTGCACAATGCTTACACGAATGGTTAAACATACCAGAAGCTAAAGCAGATAATTTAATAGGTTGGTATGCAAGACTAGAACTTGGAGAAAAAATGTATAACCAAGTTAAAGAACATGGCTCTTGTGCAATAGAAGCGGAGATATAATATGAAAGATTTTGATAGAACAGTTGGATTAGGTGGTAGTGATGCCAACAGAATTTGGCACAACCAAAACCTAATACAACTATGGAAAGTAAAAACTAAAAGAGATATAGAAGAAGACTTGTCTCATATATTTCGTGTGCAACTTGGCATACATACTGAATCATTTCATTTGGAATGGTTAGCAAAGACAAGGTTTGCTGGTAGTATATTGACTAGACCAACAGAAGTTAAACAAGGTAGATACAGAAACATACCTATGTATGGACACCTTGATGCTAAAGTAAATGGTGTAATACTAGAGTGTAAACATAGTAATGCAAGAGCAACTATTGAGCATAAAGCTAGATACTATGCACCACAGCTACACCATTATATGAAACTATTCAATCAAGATTGGTGTTACTTATCTGTCATACTTGGTAATGATGATCCTAAAGTAGTGCAAGTAATGTGGAATGAAAGCTTCTACGAAAAACTAATTGCAAAGATGAAAAGGTTTTGGTTGTTCGTAGAGAATGACAAACAACCACCAGAATCTTATGGCAAGAATAGTAGTGATGTCAAAGCAGAAGAAGAAATACTTGTAGATGGTATGAAAGATTATCTTGAGTTTGATAATGAATTATACAAGAGCCTTGATGGTATGATGAATCAGTATCAAGGTGCTGTATCTAGCTTCGAAGAAACGAAGAAGAAGATGAAGTTACTTGTACCAAAGGATGCTAGAAGATGTGAGTTTCCTAACAGTAACTATGTAATAACACGCAACAAGAAAGGTACACTTGTTGTCAAAACAAAAGGAGAATGAAGATGAAGTTTACGTTAAAAGAAATAATACTTATGTGGAAAAAAACTTACAACGAAAATATGTGTGAGCAATATTCAGGATTTATTAATAACTTAATAGTGGAGTATGACAATGCCAGAAAAGACAAAGAGTAAACCAGACTTTGATCAAGACTTCTTTAATCTATTACATGATGTAAAGAATCCATTCAAAGGAGATGAGAACCCTCACTTCAAGAGTAAGTTTGCTGGACTAGCTAGTTGTTTAAAAACAATTAAACCAGCACTCAAAGAAAATAACTTTGCTATACAACAAGTAGTAAAGCAACTTGAAAGTGGTGGTGCAGTATTACAAACTAATCTTATACATATATCTGGTAAGGTTGTATGTGATGGTGGCATACCATTAGTATCTAAAGATGCAAATGATCCACAGAAACTTGGTGGTTCTATTACATATGCTAGACGATATGGTATGTGTGCTATGCTTGGTATTGTAGGTGATGATGATGATGATGGTAATTTATCTAGCAAACCAGATACTTCACCTAAAGCATTAGAAAGATTGAAGAAAGATTTTTCTAGTGACATAGAAGAAGCAGTAGATAAATCTATGCTTGATGAATTATATCTTACTTACAAAGATGAAATAGAAGCATTAAGTGAAGAAGATAAGAAATGGTTTCATACTGTTTACAAAGATCAAATTAAATTAATGAAAGAAAGGAAGGATTAAGATGCCACTTAAATTTTACAAAGAGATAGAGTACACCATTAATGAATGGTGGGATTCTTTAGACGATTCTGTAAAAGAAGCAATTGATAAAGTTTATAATAAGTATGAAAAAAAGGAGATAAAAGATGCAGACATTAGCTGACGTAACTATACTAGGACATTGTGCAGTAGATCCGGAACGTATGAAGAATGAGGAATACTGCAAGTTAGTTGTGACTCACAACTCTGGTAGTAAAGATAATCGTAAAGCACATCACCATAAGATAAGTGTGTTTGATCCTTACAAGACTAACTTTGTAATGGAATACATAAAGAAAGGTATGATTGTTTTTATCAAAGGTGAGTTACAATATTCTAAATTAGAGGATGGTACATACTACACAAGTATTGTATGTGGTAGGTTTGATAGTAGAATAGAATTATGTGAGAAGAAAGATAGTGCTGGTGTAAAAGATGATGACGCACCACCGTTCTAATATATGTAACATTCTCCGTCAAGCTAGAAAAGATAAAGGCTACACTCTTTTAGATGTAGCCAATATCTCTGGCTTGTCTATTACTACTATTGTTAATGCAGAAAGAAATATACCTAGCACTAGAACTATCAAAGCTCTGGCAGATGCATACAAGATTAAAGTAAAACTTGCACAAAAAGTGGATGGTAATATAGTATATCTCTAGGAGGGTACTATGTTTGATGATGCGTGGAAAGCATCAGTTCTAAAGAAAAGATGTAGATATTGTGAGAAGGCTGCAGTAAAATGGAAAGGTGGTAAGTATTACTGCAAAAGATGCTTTGAAGATGTGATAGTAAAAGGAATTAAAAAAGAGAAATTTCATTACCCCCCTACAAGAAAAGGGGGTGATGATAATTTCGAAACCAAAGTTAGTAAAAAGAAAAAGAAGCCAAAAGAAATAAAGATAGATAAATATAAATTTATAAAATAGGAGAAGTTATGATAGATGATTTAGTAAATGATTTGGTAAGAGATGAAGGTTCTGTTAAAACAGATAGAGGAAGACATATAGTTTATGATTGTCCAGCAGGATTGAAAACTATTGGATATGGAATAGAAGTAGAAAGTCATGGGCTATCTGAAAGAGAAGCAAGACTATTATTAAAAGCAAGAATAGAAGAAGTAATAGCAGAAGTAGATGTAAACTATCCGTTTATGAAGACAGCACCACATCCAATACAGAAAGCTGTATATAATATGGCATTCAATTTAGGTATAACAAGGTTCAGTAAGTTTAAGAATATGATAAACGCACTTGAAAAAGGTAATTATGATCAAGCAAGTATAGAAGCTGAAGATTCAAAATGGTATGAACAAACTAAAACTAGAGCAAAAAGAATAGTTTTACTCATGAAAGAAGCTGGTGGTAAGTTCTACGATTAGCCCAGAAAACTGGGATTTTTCGAGTCGTTTAAATGAGCACTGAGTGCCACTAAATAATGTTTGCTTATGATTCTACCTAGCTTTTAGGAATCTTGGTATCAGTTTTCTTTAACTTGTCAAAGGAACGTAAACCACCTAGACCAAGCATACCCAAAAGTAATGGCATCATCACACTCATGTCTGCTTGAGGTATTGTTATACCAAATCCAGCACAAATTGGCGAGACCATGAAATTAATTCCTAACGATATTGCACAGATCCAACCTACCAATGGTCGCCACGAGGATTGAAACCAATTACCTTTTGCTTCAGCTTTGTTTACTTCTAATTGTTGTAGCATAAGTTGTTGGCTATGCTTCTCTGCCATTGTAGATATCTCATGTGCAAGTTGTGCTTGTTTATCTTTGTCTCTTATAAACTTACCAATGAGTTTAGTTGCAGGTCCAATTAGTGCTGTCAATGCCATTTGGATTCTCCTTTACAATTATGTGTGTTTTTTTATATTCTAATATATCTAGCTGTTGTTCAATCAAAGCATATTCATGTCCTTCGTTCATGCATATCATATAATATTTAGGTTTAAATACCATACACTCAGCTGTATCTATTTCTTCTGCAAAAGATACATAAACAATAGCAAATAGAAATACTATCACAAGCACTACTGTTATACCTATTGATGCAGTTTTAAGCATTTGCATTTGTTCTTTTTGTCTTTTAATTTTTGCTTGTTTAATTTTTCTTTTTCTTTCTTTAATTTCATCAAGCCTACGTTTACGTTCTGTTAATATCTCTGTCCAAGTATTAGGTCCAAATCGCATATTAACAAGAGTTCGTATTTCCATTAATTGTTCTTGTGCTATCTTGGCATCTATTACACTTTGAGCAACTGTTGATATACCTAACTGTTCTGTAATATTACTATTAGAATCTTTGATTCTTTGTTTTTCTATTTCTTGTTGACCAGCAAAGAGCTGATCAATTTGTTTTGCAATACCACCTATATCTTGGCAGGTACTTATATTATCTTTTATGAATGTAGTTGCGGATCTAACTAATGCTATTCCACTCAGTACAGCAGTAACTGGCTCAACCATAACATCAGAAGCTCCTTCTCTTTGGTGGTCTTCCTCTTTTTCTTTTCCTTGAAAGTATAGAAAGTATTTTTGTTTTAATTTTCAAATATAAATTACGCAATTTTATAGCCACCAAAGTAAGTATTTTCCCAGTTGGCAGATAACCAGGGGGTAGATGAACTTTCATCTGCGTTACCATGAAAAGATAAATAGTCACTACTACCATTCATAGCTACAACAGCAGACATGTAACCTTCGTTTTGTCTATCTCTAGTATATCCACTACTTTGTGCTTGCCCTTCATAAGCCCATGCACAAACTGGATCACTGCTAGAATTGTTTTTCCATATCTGTCCTCTACAATGATTAAGTCTATCAGTAGTTCC